TCTGGGGGTTCTTATGCTCTCTCCAAGTCGAAGACAGACCTGTTCCTCCGTGCGCTTGAGAGTTACATCCAAGCAATCGTTGACGTTCTCAACAAACAGTTGGTCGAGCGTCTTTGGCAGTTGAACGGTCTGAATTATGATCTGATGCCAACTATCACTGCTGGTGATGTCGCTCCACATGATCTCCGTGAGGTTGCAGCCTTCCTCCGTAACTTGAATGGCGCTAACATTGATGTATCCTCTCACCCAGAGGTTGTTAAAGACCTTATGGACATAGCTGACTTGGAATACGACCCTGATGTTGGTCAGCCCACTACAGTTGAAGAGGAAGAGTAACAATGGCAAGTCTAGCAAACGCAGTTCTTGACGATGGTTTGTCAACCTTGACGACAAATGGTACTCGTATCGACATCTGTTCTACTGAACCTACGACATACGCACAAGCCACCTCTACCTATTCTCTAGGTACATCCTCCACAACAACAGGTTCCCCTGCTGATAGAACTGGTGGTGGGCGTGAGGTTACGGTAGCGGCGGTAACAGACGCAAGTGTTACAGGCACAGGAACAGCATCCTTCTACGCTATCACGGACGGTTCTGGCACTCTATACGCCACTGGGGGTTTAAGCACATCTCAGTCTGTCACAGTAGGCAACACATTCTCGTTAGGTTCGTTTACTATCGGTATTCCTGACCCAGCATAAAAGGGGGTTAGGGTATGACAGACTTAGTTGCAGTCAGTATTCTCACTGGCCCACCCCAGTCTTTATCTGTTGATACTTCCCACCTGACAGATGACAGCTTAATTACAGACTGGCAGACGTACTTCTTCGCTGCCGACACAACGATAACACAGTCCCAGAGTATTTCCGTTACGGCCATACTAACGGGTCAGCCTATTGTCTCTACAACTGGTTTAATCCAAGTCTACGGCTTCCAAGCTAACGACCTTGTGACAGGCCAGCCAGTCCTATCTGACGCTACCTTAACGGAGAACTACCCGTTACAAGCTGATGGTGTACTTGCTGCACAACCTGTTGTTTCTGTAGCTCCTATAACGGAAGCTGAGAACTTTTCAGCGGTCAACCTTATATCTGGCGTACCAGAAGTTGACACTGCATCAATAACTCAAAACAATACCCTGTTAGCTGGGGACATCTTAACGGGTAGACCTGTTGTAGAAGACGCAACAAACCCTGACGTAATACTCACACAGGAGATAGATCAAATGTTCGGAGGGTGGCAGAGGCGCACATACGAAGTTCCAGATGGTCGCCTAGTTCAATCTGAGCGTGAAATACAGTCTACTTACGGTGACGTTGTATCTATAGACAGGAAAGCCAAGTCTCTCCTTAAGTTTGGTAAGTCAGCAGAACTAACCGCAAACACTTTAGAGACCGTCTGGACAGTAGGTGGAAACGAAGTCTATATTTCAGACGATGGTATCACACACATCTCCTCTTCTTCCGCATCTGATACACAAGAGATTAGGGTCGAAGGTCACACAATATCAGGTGATGATTTAACCTTTGTTGTTCAGTTAGTTACACTTAGTGGTCAGACACCAGTAGCACTGAACACAGGTGTTGCAAGAATATCCAGAATATCTAACAACAGCGGAACAGAACTTGTTGGTCGTGTAGTCGCATATGAGGATACGGCAACTAGCAACGGTGTCCCCACTGATGAAACTAAGATACACATTGATATTCCTCTGGGGTTTCAACAATCATTTAAGGCTGCGACATCTTTCAGCAAAGAAGATTACTACGTTATGACTGGTTTCTATGGGGCGGTAAGTGCCAAACAGGCTGCTGCCGTTGACTTCTACATTGAAGTAAAGAAACCAAATGGGGTATTCTTGCAGACAGCTTGCTTTACCGCATCTTCAACTGGCGGAAACTCTGACATAAGCCTTGATCCCGCAATTATTGTACCAAAGAACTCAGATGTTCGTGTGAGATGTGAGACAACGGATAACAACGCAGTCGTATTTGGTATATTCAAAGGTTATCTAGCAAAGGTTACAGGTTAATGAAAGTTGGACAAAAGGTATCTTGGAATAGTTCTGGTGGAACTGCCCGTGGAATTATCCGTCAGGTTGTTCGTGACGGTAAGGTCTCTGGCATACCTGTAAAGATCACAGGCACAAAAGAAGAACCTGCCGCTCGTATTGAGATCATTGATGACGAAGGTAAGCCTACAGGTACTATGGTAGGCCACAAGTTATCAACTCTCCGCAAGGCACAATACGCTAACGACATCTTCACTACTGAGCCAGAAGCTATCTCTCGTTCTATGGACTTGGGTATGGGTGGAGCCACTCACGTTTCTGATTACGATGGACAGGCTGTTTACATGCCCGGTGAGAGCCACGAGGCGTACCTTTCGTTCTACGAAGGGGGTAAGCCTACCGAAGAGGCAGAAGAGCCATCAGTGAGCCGTATAGAGGCTCTCAGGGCTGTTGTAGCTGAGATACTAAAGGTAGACTTTGCCAAGGCTGAGTATCAGGGCGAAACTGTCACCCTAAACAAGCCTCGGCGTATCAAGGGTGGCAACAAGAAGTTTGAAGTATTCGTACAGGACGGCGGTAAGGTTAAACGGGTAGCTTTCGGAGACCCTAACATGGAAATCCGTAGGGACGATCCTAAAGCTCGTGCCAATTTCCGCTCCCGCCATTCTTGCGATACCAAGAAAGATAAAACAACGGCTGGCTACTGGTCATGTCGTATGTGGGAATCCAACACATCGGTGGGTGAGATGACAAAGAATATTGAAGGTAAAATCCTCAAGACTGACGACGAACAGCGTATGGTCTACGGATGGGCTTCTGTGGTTACAGAAAAAGGTGAAGCCGTTATTGATCGTCAGGGTGACGTTATCGAAGCTGGCACACTGGTAAAAGCCGTTAATGAATTTATGGAGCATGTGCGGGTCGGCAAGGCCATGCACGTTGGAGATCAGGTTGGCGTAGTTGTCCACTCTCTTCCTATCACTAAAGAAATTGGTGATGCTCTTGGTATCCAGTCTGATCGTGAAGGATGGGTTGTCGCTTACAAAGTATTCGATGATACCGTCTGGGATATGGTCAAATCTGGTGAACTCGCTGCGTTCTCTATAGGTGGACGTGCTATTAAGGAGGAAATCTAACTTGCCTAATCTCCTGAAAAACTTGCACCTTGAAGAACTTTCCCTTGTGGATCGTCCAGCCAATGCACAAGCAATGGTTTCCCTCTTCAAGCGTGACAATTCCGAAGAGGAAATTACGAAAATGAATGAAGATATGGAAGCCAAAGTAAAGGCGTACATGGATGACAAAGGCTGTGGACGTGGCGAAGCTATGAAAGCTCTCGGTTACGACATGGAAAAAGCTGACGAAGCTGTTGAAGAGGTCGCTGAGAAGTCTGACCTTGAGGCTGTAGAAGCTCCCGAAGTTGATGTTGAAGCACTTAAGGCTGATGTTGATCGTCTTACTGCTGAAAACCAACACCTCCGCAAAGGTCTGATTGACAACGGTTACGTTATTCGTGCCGACTCAATTGAGAAGAAAGCGGAAGAAGAAATGATGGACATCGACGGTGAGATGGTAGCTAAGAGCGACATCCCAGCCCCAGTCCTGAAAGCACTTGAAGCTGCTGCTGTAGCCAAGCGTGAAAGTGAAATCGAAAAGGCTGACATTGAGTTGACAAAGAAAGCAGAAGAAGTTCTGCCACACTTTGAAGCTGGTGCAGCTAAGTCACTTCTGAAATCATTCTCAGAAGATGAAGCAATTATGGTAATGCTCAAGGCCGCTGATGCAGCTTTTGAAGCCTCCATGCAAGAATTTGGTAAGTCCGATGTAGACGGTGAGTTCGCTACCTCTGCTGACAAACTGGATGCTCTCGTAAAGTCCTACATGGACGAAAACCAACTGAAAAAGAGTGAGTTCGCCAAGGCTTATGCTGCTGTAGCTAAGACCGACGAAGGCAAAGCACTCATCACTAAATCCTACAAAGGGGAATAACAATGGCCGTTATGCAGTCTCGTGATAACCGCACTTTTATCGCTGGGGAAGACCTTTCCGCAGCACAATTCAAATTCGTAACTCTGGAAGCTGACGGTCAAGTTGACCTAGCTGACGCTGCTGGTGAGAACGCTATGGGCGTATGTCTTGCTGGTGCTGCTGCTGGCGCTGCCGTGACCGTATGTGTCTCAGGTTCCGTCATGGTAGAAGCTGGTGGTGCTATTACTGCTGGCGATCAAATCCAAACTGGCGCAGATGGCACAGCCCTTCTCGCAGCCACAGGTGATGTTGTACTTGGTTATGCCCGTGAAGACGGTGTAGATGGTCAGATCATCGAAATCGAAATGATCCAAGGTGGCAACGTAGCTGCCTAATCTAGCATTTAAAGGAATAATCTAATGCCACTTTTGACCCCATCTCAGGTACATATTGACCAGCCGTTGTCTAATCTGACACTGGCCTATGTACAAGAACAAACTAACTTTGTCGCTGATAAAGTATTCCCAACCGTAGGCGTTGCTCGTCAGTCTGACAAGTTCTACACCTATGACCGTGCGAACATGAACCGCTCTGGTGACGTAAAGAAACTTGCGCCACGCACAGAAGTTAATCGCATCGGTATGGCAATCTCCAACGATGCTTACTACGCTGACGTGTATGGCCTCGGCATGGACTTCGATGAGCAGACTATCGCTAACGAAGATGCAATGTTGGAAATCCGTTCCGCTGGCGCACAGACATTGACAACTCGCTTGTTGATCGACCGTGAAGAGCGTTTCGCTGACACATTCTTTAAGGCTGGCGTCTGGACTACAGACGTAACTCCTGCAAACTTGTGGTCTGACTACACTAACTCCACACCAATCTCTGACGTAACTAATGGTCGTCGTACCATGCAGTTGGCATCAGGTGGCTTCAAGCCAAACACAATGGTTGTTGGTAAAGAAGTTCGTGACATCTTGGTTAACCACCCAGACATCCTCGCCCGTTTGAACGGTGGCGCAACTGTAACAAACACAGCTTTGATTACAGATGCTAAACTGGCAGAAATCTTTGAAGTAGAGAACTTCTACGTCATGGAAGCTGTTAAGAACGGTGCTGCCGAAGGTCTTGCTGAAAGCAACTCTTTCATCGGTGGTAAGAACGCTCTGTTGGTACACACACCTCGTGCATCAGGTCTGATGACCCCTGCCGCTGGTTTGACATTCGCATGGAACTCAGTTCCCGGCGTAAACAACCTCGGTGTTACCGTTGAGTCCTTCTCTGACGATGCTCTTAAGCGTCAGCAAGTTGCAGAACACATCCAAGTTAAAATGGCTTATGACATGAAAGTCACAGGCGCTGACTTGGGTTACTTCTTCTCAGCCGTAATCGCCTAAGCGATAATACTAAAGGTGTACCCTGAGCTTAACGGCTTGGGGTACAACCCAATATATAACAGAACATAACAGTATTCATATAATGGAGAGTCCCTATGCACCCCACATACTTGGGTTGGCAGGTCGATTGGCCTGTGTTTATCAAGATGCCTTTACTGGCGGATAATACGAATTGGAAACGTGGAGATCACTTTAACTGGGCAGAGCGAGGGATAGACCAAGACAAGGTTTCTACCTTATACGCCGCTGGTTACATTCACCACAACAAAGAGCTTGAGGTTCAGAACAAGGTTGGAGATCGACTGTCTGAACTAGCTGGTAAAGACTTAGAGACCTTAGTTAACCTACTTAATGTCGAGGTAAACAAACGTACCTCCAGTAAGACAGAGTTTGAAGCTAAGAAGTGTAAGAAGTCTAAGATTGACGACAAGCAACGTGGCCTAATCAGGCGCTTCCTTAATGTTAATCGCTGGATTACGGAAGACTTCTACGACATTCGAGACAAGGTTCTCGCTGACTAATAACAACGGAGACGACTTACATGGCATGGTCTTACGATCCTACAGACTTGGACACTACCACGGCCTCTGGTCGTCTCAATACAGTACGCCTATTGGTTGGCGATACTAACACTGATGACCAACAGGTTCAAAACGAAGAGGTTACGTTTGCCCTTTCTGAGAACGGCAGTAACGTGTATTACTCAGGAGCTTGGATTGCCCGTGTCATTGCCTCTAAATACTCCCGACAGGTAACGACACAATTAAGTGGTGCTTTGAGTGCTGACTATTCCGACTTAGCCAAGCAGTATATGGCTCTAGCAGATAACCTAGAGTACCAAGGTAAGACCGCAGGTGCTTCGGTAGGGGTCTTAGCTGGTGGTATCACTAAGAGTACCGTTGAGGCTGTACGAGCTAACACTAACCGTATCGAAGGCTCCTTCCGTAGAGATAGATTTAAGAACCCACCAAGCTACCAAACACCTGAATACGAATAAGGAGTAAGATATGTCATTCCGCTCCTTTGACCTACTAAATCTCGTGAGAGACTTTGGTTCAGATGTAACACTTAGGAAGACCAGTACGGCTGGAACCTATAACCCTGCTACAGGTACAGTAGATGGTGCAGCCACCACAGACTATACTGTAAGTTCTTACTTCTTTAATTTCTCTGTGGGGCTTCCCATTGGTGACGAAGTTCGCCGTGGGTCTAGCCGCTGTATTATTCCAGCACTAGGTCTTGCTGTCGTCCCTGACGATGAAGACAAGGTTATTGGCCTTGGTAATACATACGAGATCGTATCAGTGCAAACCTTCTACAGTGATGGTCTTGCCATCTGCTATGTGTGTGAGGTTAGAGACTGATGAGTATTCAAGCAACAATGAACGCCTTTAAGGATAAGATAGAAAACAGAGTAGCTGATGAAGTTGAACAAAAGTTTGATGAGATAGCTTCCTACGCAGTTTATGTTGCTGTCCCTGACCAATCTATCGACACAGGTGCTTATGTAACTTCATTTTCCATTGGTAAAGCAGGTTTTGGTGGCGGTAGGAGTAGAAGCTCAGACAACAAGCCCAAGAACCAGAACCCACAAGCCATGAAAGACCAAGCCTACTCTCAACTTATCGGTGACATAGATCGTATAGACTTTAAGGCAATGTTAGAGTCTGGCGATGCAAGGTTCACACTTAAGAATCGTGCTCCTCACGCTAGAGATGTTGAGGATGGTACTAACTGGAGACGCTCGGGATACCATGTCTTCGCAAAGATTAGGAACCAGTTCGGATGAGTATTTACAATGACATTCGTGCCGCTCTTGAGAGCCACTTAGCTAATACCGCTGGACTACCCTCTGGAATAGCCTATGAGAACGTCTCATTCGAGCCTCAGACAGGCACTAGCTTCCTCAAGGTATCCTTTGTCCCAACGTCTCGTAGACCCGCTGTACGAGGCTTAAATCCGCAACAACGGTATCAAGGTGTCTTCCGTGTATTCTGTTACACACCCGAAGGTAATGGCCCGTCTACTGCTGACGATATATCCAACAAGGTTATGACAGCCTTTGAAGCTACAACAGACATTTCTTTCACTAACGGTGATGCTGAGACATTCATAGTCTCCATTGACTACGCTGAGAGAGACAATGGCTTCGTAGATAGCCCGTGGTATTACACGGTAGTTAATATCGGCTGGTATATCTACTCATAAAGAAAGAACCACTATGACTAAAGCAAGTAAGAATTTTGTCTACTCAGGCAAGACATATCTCATCGGAGATGAGGTTCCCGCTAAAGTAGCTACGGCTGTTGATCCTTCCTGCACGGAAAAGCCAAAAGCTAAGAAACCAACATATACTAACACTATTCTTGAAGGAGAATAAACATGGCTTTTGCACAAGGTAGCCGTTCCAGTCTCTCGTACATTGCAGAGACATCTTTCGGCACTACGCCATCCACACCCACTTTCGCTAACCTTCCGATTAACTCACACTCCTTGGACTTGACCAAAGATCGTGTTGAAGGTAATGAAATCCAAGCTGACCGTATGACACGAGTTGACCGTCACGGTAACAAGCAAGCTGGTGGCTCTATTGAAGTTGATCTTCGTAAAGGTGACTATGATGAACTGCTAGAATCAGCTTTCTTTAACTCGTATGCTACAAACGTCTTGAAGGTTGGTACTACACCTAAGTTCTTTACAATCGAAGATGCAGCTAACGACATTGCTCAGTTCCGTCTGTTCACAGGTATGGCAGTTTCTACCGCCAGCTTTTCCATCGCCCCTAATCAAATGGTCACAGCGACTTTCGACATGGTTGGCAAAGGTATGACACAGGCTGGTACAACAGGTTCCACTGGTGGTACACCAACAGCTTCGACAACTAACTCACCTTTCGATAGCTACTCAGGTACTATCACAGATGGTGGCTCAGGTATTTCCATCGTGACTTCGATTGACTTTAGCCTCTCTAACTCTTTGGCCCCTACTTTCGTAGTTGGCGCTGACAATGCACAGTCTCTTGAGTTTGGTAGTGCTGTTGTTGAAGGTACAATGACAGTTTACTACGAAGATGAAACACTCATCAACAAGT